ACATTAGACTGAACGGGAATAACAATGTGATCAGGCCCCAGAGACTGAAACCTTCTCTTGTCCCCGGCCTGAATCATGTTCCCGGATTGCATCCTGTAAACCAGATCGGCGTTCTTGCTAATCTGCTGGGAGATTGACGACCCTGCCACAGCGGCCTTTACCCTAGTGTCCACATCGTCCGACCCTTCAGCCACCTCAAGCACCACGTCCATCAGTCGATCCAGCCTATCATCAGAAACCATCACCCGCCCAAGTGCAACCTTGATAGCCCCGAACTGCTCAGCAGCTATCCCGACATCGCGGAGTTTCCTGAGGGTCACTGCTCTGATCTTGGACAAACCAAGCTCCTTGGCGGCCTCGTTGATGTCCTGATCTGAAATTGCCTCGGCCTCAACCTTGGCTTTACCCACCTCGATTGGTGGGCTAGTTGTTTCTAAGGTGGTTTCCCCATCCATATTCTCTGGCGATTGGCCCGTATCTGTCTTCATTTTCTCGCAACCAGCAATCTACGCTGAATTTGGCCTTTAACGGCATAAAACACAGGCAGCCCATAGGCTCACCTTGGTCATCTATCGTCTTCGCGCTGCCACACGTCTTTAGGCGTGGATGGAATAAGGGGCACTGGAGGCACTTCCTTAATCTCCCCCTGTACAAGCGCGATTTCCGGGGATTTAATTTCTCCATGCTGAGCATCGTTGACAGCATAAATCGTATGGTGTTCAGGAGCCGTTGGGCGCACCTTCCCTCTTGGGACGTGTGGCACAAGATAATTGCCCCTTTTGTTGCCGCCGTCACGAATTGCCGCGCACGGAATAGACGTTTTCGCCACATAATTTATAAAGTACCTGAGTATTCTGCCTGCGACCCGGTTAACCGCCTTGATCCATCTCTTGGCGTATCGGCTTGCCCCGAGTCTTTCCCTCTGTTTTCTCTCATATTCGTATGTAATTGCCTCCCACTGTCTCTTCGTTCTGGTTTCAAGTGACCAGCCGAAATGTCCTCCGTTCCTGTGGAACTCACAAAGCTCCGAATTAAGAAGCTCGGCATCCCAGCCTACGTTAAACAGGTAAGCCTCTGCCATCTCTCTGGGAACCTTTTTCAGGGACGGAACCAGCTTCGGAAACTTCGCATGCTGAACCTGCTTCCAGTTTTCCCTGTACGGGATCGCCGTCAAATCAACGAAGCCCATGTTAATGGTGCGCTGCTCCTCCAGTAAGTAGGCCGGGGCCTCCTGAATGATTGCGGCCCAGACCGCCTTCATCACGCTTGGCTTGGCTCCGACTCTTGTGGCGACGTAGTTGATGAAGTGGCCCGCTTCTTCTTTCTCGAAAACTTCGCCCGCTGGTTGGAGGTTTTTCTCCTGTGCTCCTTCAACCACTCCATCTCCTTTATCGCTGACATCTCCTCCGGGTGAACCACCTTCAGCACCGGGCCGAATTGCATCTGGACAAACCTCTGTCCTGCTGGGCTCGCCCCCGGCAGCCCCGGGGTTTTGCTCATCACCCACCATTCGTTTCCTTTCTTCTCAACATAAAATTCAGTATGCTCCACTCTGTGCCACATTGTATTTAATTGTTTGACATCCTGCAAAGGTTAAGTTACACCTTTCCTGACATAGGTTTTCTTGGTAGGGCATTGAAGCGTGGTTAACTCTTTAGCGACCCCCAAGACCGTAAAAAGGGCATATCCAAGTGAGGAAACTTACACGTTACATCGGTTGCACGCGGCGTTCGAGGGTATGATAGTGCTGTCACCAGACTCAGTTATACGAAGAAGGAAGGGCAGACCAGATGACAAATCCCAGCCTGCAACGCCAAGGAGACTAGGTTAAGAGCCAAGGACTGGTAACGTCCTAGCCGCCACTCGGAACAACGGGGGGTTGGATTGGGAAAAGGGCTTACCAGCAAGAATAAGGGAAACGTATGTTTCCCAAGGGGGTGCTGTCCCCAAACTAGTTACCGAACAAGGATACGAAGGTCAGACAGCCTACTCGAATAAGTCACAATACTTATTACTCCCGTCCTCGAGAAGGGATTTTCATAATATAAACCGCGTCTGTGTTCCTATCCCCCCCCCAACCCGCAAAAATACTTTAACTAAGTGTTTGACAGTGTCACGCTTCTCGATAAATTGTCCTTCAGGCAACGGTAGTTTCTATTCGTGTCTGGTTTGCGGGAGAGTTCATTTCTCCCCTCTCCTTAAACCTGTGGAGATTTGCCTGCGCTGTATCCTTGACCACAGGAACAGAAGGGTACTGCTAAGAGAATATGGAAGCACAGAAAGGGGGCTACTCGACTTAAACACCGTTAAGACTCAGGCACAAGTGGCTGAGAAAATGGGTATCTCCCGACAGCGCGTCCAACAAATCGAAATCAGTGCAATTGCCAAGGTCAGGGCATTACTAATAAAAAACGCAGAAACGTATATAAACATCATTATGAACAGTGTAGCAATAGCAGGTAGGATGGTTCGTGACAGCAAGGTTCTGACATCTCAGAAGAACGGCAACCCGTTCATCGTTGGAACCGTTGTAACGGAAGAGCAAGGAAAAGACGGGCAGACTTACTCCACGTACTGGGACTTTATGGGTTTCGGTGAAAGGAACGTGAGCAAGGCAGACAGCCTGAAAGATGGAGTCCCGGTATATGCAACCGGGCGCGTGCAGAGCGACACGTATGAGTCCAAGGACGGTGTTACCAAGGCGAAGCTGAAGATCTTCGGTGACATCGGTGTGCTGAACAGTGTTCCCCCGGCTGACCCCGAGGCAGAGCCCGCGTTCTAGCAATTTAGTGGGGGAATGGTGTCGGAGGTAACATCTCCGAACGACAGGTTTATTTAGCTCCTCCTGTCCTTGAAAACCCCCTCTTTCACTTTGAATGGGGCATGCTCCGTGAGCAGTGAATACTTCACTTACTGCCCCGTTCACCTTGGCGAGTGCCGGGGGGGTTTCCCTGCCATTAGGGTCGGGTGTTTTGCGAATTTCTGGAGCTGGGCAAAAACGGCAACCAGAATGAAACAAAACTTGGCTCGCCCTTTTTGGTGGGGAGACTTATTTTAAAATGATCGACAACAAACCAATAATGGACGAGGAAGACCTGATAGCTGAGAAGCAGTCAGTCATTAACAAGCTGCTGAATGCCATCAGGAAACACAGGAACGATTGCCCGGATCACGACATGCGTGTTCTCGACCAAATCCTGTGGTCTGTAGTTGACATCCACGAGATGCTAAGCAATGACACCCCCACCAAAGATACTGTATCAACGACATGAGCGATCCCCCTTCTGGCTCTGGACAGACGACGACTGGATTCAGTTCCTCGACTCCTTTCCCCGTGAAAGCGACAACCTTTCTTCAACTGAAGAAGCAACTGGGCCTAAAGACAGCAATGGGGGAGGAACGCCTGAAGGTGGCTCTGGATGCGGTGAAGTTGTTCGACAGAAAACAACATGACTATGGCTCCAAGAACATTGCCTTCTCGGATTCCCCGGAAATGAACGCCATTGGCGTTGCCATACGGTTAAATGATAAGATTCAGCGGATGCTAAACCTGAGCCTGAAGAAAATAAAGGGCACGGGAGCAGAGGTTAAAGATGAATCACTAGAGGACACAGCCGTTGATATATGCAATTACGGGGCCATACTTACCATGATCTTGACGAACCGCTGGAAATAACGGATCAGGATCGGCTTGAGGAGGAGATTACAAGCCTTCACAACATAATCTCGGCCCACCTAGTCAGGAATGGAATCACCGCATTAGAAATCAACCCCATAAACGTACTGGATGTCACCACGTTTTTCCCCCCTCAAGGGGCCTTCCTTCTCGGGAGACTGTGCACCTTGGTTCAGCTTCACTGCGAGCTCTACGGCGAAGACCGTCTTCTGCCTTGGGTGAAAAACCCAAATAACAACTGATGAAACCATCTCTGTTAAGCATTCTAGGAATGGATTACAAGGTCAAGTGGACGGACACAGATGATGCCGGGGGGGATAAGCTCGGG